CACACCCGCCATCGCATACGCGCTGAACCATTCATTCACGCGCACAGACGGCCCCGCCATCACGCTGAACCAGCGGTTACGCACGGAATCCTCATGCCAGCGGGTATCGCTGTAATGCGTTTTTTGCTCATCTTTGGCATTGGCATAACTGAATGACGTCACCAGCCCCAGCGTGTCCGTAAATTCATAACGGTATTTCACGTTAATCCCGTTCAGATTATCGCTGCCGGGTACGTTCGTACGGGCATGAAGATACCCTGCGCTCAGTGTGGACTGGTGTTCAGACGCCCATGCAGGCGTACCTGATACGGCCAGACAGATGGCTGCGGACAAAATAGCTGCATAAACTTTACGCATAATTACCTCTCGCTTTTCTGCAATAAAAAAGGCGCCATTTCTGGCGCCCGTATCTGGGTTATAAAAATTCAGCTAATCGTGATGCCTGCAGTGGCTTTCTTCATCACCACAACCAGCAAATCGCTGATACTTGCTGTGGGATACCAGTTATTTACCAGCCATGCTGACACCGAAAACTCCAGTGTCATGTGACCGTGACCGGCAGGCATATCAATAACACCACTGTAAATCAGCGTATTATCCAGCGCGGTACGGTTATAAATTTCAGCACCGTTTTTCCGTACTATCAGGCGGCATGACGAATAAATATCGTTATTCTCCCGCTCATGTTTAGCGCCGCTGAATGCCACCGCCGGAATAACAATCTGCCGGTCAAACGGCTGATCGTCATAAACCCTGACGGTGATGGTCCCTGATGGCCACCGTTCCGGTGCACGGGAGTCCCGGGGGAAAGCTTTGCCCACTGTTTTAACGAGATCGCCTTCAATCTGGTTGGCGGACAGTTTTCCCAGAACCCGACAGTTCTCGTTAATCGTGACGTTGTTGAGCGTCCCGGAGTTCGCATTCACGTTCCGGAATCCAGATACAGCTCGGTCATTCCGCCGCTGTTTTTCTGCGTCTGTTTCTGCCCTAACTGGACAGCACCGATCGTCATAAACAATTCACCACAGCGACCGAGATTCGTGTACGTATTCACATCCTCGTTAATGCGCCCCATGAATGAGAACGGTCGATCAACCGAACAGATAAAGCTGTTCATTGCCTTGCGTTTCACCCACGAAGCATGGCCGCCATTGTCACCAAGAAAATCCCCGCCCTGCGACATAGCGATGGAAAGAGCAGGTATTGATTCGTAGTACGCCAGCATTTCAGAAAGGATCGCATCCAGTTTCCTTATCGGAAAATAGGCCTGGTCATAGTTGCGATCCACCCGAAACTGGAACTCGTGATAATCATCATCGAGCTGAATGAAGTATTTACACCCGACCAGTTTTGCCAGGTCGAAACAGGCATTACGGGCGTAAAAAATTGAGCGGCGGTCACAGAAATTATCGGCTTCGTCAAAACGACTGGCGATATCGGCTTTGGAAAACACCAGCACCTGTTCACCAAATTCAGCCATGTACTGATGCCGTGTCTTATCTTCATCATCAACAACGATAAAAATTTTCCCGGTATAGCCAGCACGACGCAACGTCCGGTAAGTCAGAACTTTGTCCGGTCGCCCGTGAGTCAGAATAAAGGCGCAAAAATCATCACGCATATTCCTCCTCCTCACCACCATGCATGATCTCCACCATGCGCTGCGTCATCCGGACAAATCCATTTTCAATAGCCTGCTGATAATCAATGATCACCAGCGCCGACTCCTCGAAAAAACACTGAATTTCAGAGGGGGCGTGAGCGTAATAGTCCGCAATTCTGCTGAAATTAAACACCGTGTGACGTTCTGCCGCACACAGGAGGAATTTCTCAATATCAGGCTCAAGGGACGCCGAACGTATCCGGCTGATCAGCTCCTGAGTTTTCGTATCGTCGTACAGTTCACTGATATCCGGTTTACCGCCCGACGGCTCATAAACAGGCGTATCAATTTTCGTCGTATACGGCTCCTCCTCATTTCCTGTACCGGGCAAAACATCCGTCAACAGTTCATCAATTTCTGTCGGGATGAAGCCTGTCAGGGAGACATCAAAATCAGCATTGATTAGGTCCGACAGCTCCATCCGCAACAGATCTTCATCCCAGCCAGCATTCATCGGCAGGCGATTATCTGCCAGGCGGTACGCCTTTTTCTGCTCATCCGTCAGGCCAGACAGAACAATGACCGGAACAGAATCCATTTTGAGCATTTCAGCCGCCATAACACGACCGTAACCCGCAATAATTTCGCCCTTTTCGTCAATCAGCACCGGATTAGTCCAGCCGAATTGCTTAATACTTTCTACCAGTTGTGCCACCTGCTCAGTACTGTGCGTCCTGGCGTTGTGCGCATACGGTGACAATTCTTGTAATGGGCGATAGACTATCTTTAATTTCTCGCTCATACAGCCTTGCTTTATGAATAAAACGCACCCCAGCAGCCAGTGCTACTGGGGGCGGAGGTGTTGCTGGTAAAGTTAGGTATTGGATCAATGAGTGAGTCAATATAATATTAAACTCACAATTATAAATCAGCCATATATTAGGAGCGCCAAAAAAAACCTGAAAACAATATAATAACAGGATAAATTTCAAGGCGACCAAGAATCATAGCTATGCACATTAAATATTTTGCAATGTCATTAAGCACTCCGAATGACGATGCAGTAGCCCCAAAACCTAATCCCATATTATTAATACATGCAGCCACTGTTGCAAATGATGTAAGAAAATCATATCCCATACCATTTAACACCAGTATAAAAAACACCGTGAAGAGAGTATAAAGAAAAAAGAAACTCCATACAGACCTCATTACACGATCTGTAACTATCTTCCCTCCTACATTTACACTCAACAACGCTCTGGGATGAGAAAGCTGATTTATCTCGTGTTTGCTTTGTTTGAAAAGTATAAGAAATCGAAGTGACTTAATTCCACCACAAGTTGAACCTATACATCCCCCAAAGAAACTTGACGACAGCAAAAACACTATCGTGTGCGTGGGCCAGTTTGCATAATCCTGCGTAGCTAAACCATTATCAGTGAGCATGGAGCTGGCAAGAAAAAACGAATGAATAAAACTTCCATGCAAGTCATACATACCTATATGCCAGACCTGGAAAGAGGTAACAATGATCACCCCTAAGGCTATTAACAGAAAGAAACGAAGTTCAATATCTCTGATTAAAGGTTTTATCGTTTTCCTGCTAATAACAATATACCAAAGAGTGAAGTTGAAAGCCGATAGCAGGGAAAAAGAACCAGCCACCAGCTCAACCAAATAGTTATTAAAATATCCGATACTCTCGCTATGAGTTGAGAAACCACCAAGCGAAACTGTGGAAATCCCGTGACAAATAGCATCAAACAAAGGCATTCCTGCAAGTCTATAACAGACAATACAAGCAATACCTAATAAAGAATAAGTTATCCACAGTGTCCGTGACGTATCGGCCAGGCGGGGAGTGAGTTTGTCATCCTTAAATGGCCCCGGCATTTCTGACTGATAAAGCTTTGCACCACCAATACCCAATAATGGCAATACAGCAACCGCCAGAACAATAACTCCTAAACCACCTATAAAATTTAACTGTGACCGATAGTACAAATATGCCCGAGGTAATGAACTAACATCATCAATTACAGTTGCTCCTGTTGTTGTTATTCCAGAAACCCCTTCAAACAGAGCATCAATGAACGTTAAATTAAGTTCTGAGTCAATCCATAAAGGGAATGCACTAATAACAGAAAACAAAATCCAAAACATTACAATTATAATAAACCCATCACGGGTACGTAATTGAATGCCAGATTTCTTAGTTGTATACCACGCTCCGCCACCAATGCAAAAAAACATAACGAAAGTTATAAAGAAAACGAACAGGCTTTTTTCTTTATAAAACAATGCTACAACCATTGGTGGCAACATTGAAAGACTATAGAGCCAAACCAGAAACCCACACATATGAGTAACAACTCTTACATGAGATGTATTCATATCTAAATATTCTTTCAATTATAACCACCTTGCTGCAATATTATGATTATACTGTATAAAATTTAACTCCTCTTAGATCTTACTTCACTGTTCCTTATGAAACAATCATCAAAATGAATCATATTGTAGTTAAGATTTTACTTTAAACACTGTTCGGTTATGTATTGCTGAGCACCTTCAAGTTGGGCCTGCATCATTACCAGTCGTTCCCGGAGGGGGAAATAATCCCGTTCAGCGGTGTCTGCCAGTCGGGGGGAGGCTGCATTATCCACGCCGGAGGCGGTGGTGGCTTCACGCACTGACTGACAGACTGCTTTGATGTGCAACCGACGACGACCAGCGGCAACATCATCACGCAGAGCATCATTTTCAGCTTTCGCATTAGCTAACTCCTTCGTGTATTTTTCATCCAGTGCAGCAACATCACGCTGGCGCATCTGCATGTCAGTAATTGCCGCGTTCGCCAGCTTCAGTTCTCTGGCATTTTTGTCGCGCTGGGCTTGGTAGGTAATGGCGTTATCACGGTAATGATTAACAGCCCATGACAGGCAGACGATGATGCAGATAACTAGAGCGGAGATAATCGCGGTTACTCTGTTCATTGCTGACCCCACAAACAGATTTCACGCTCAATCTCACGACGAGTCATGAGACCTTTCCATTGCTTACCGCCAGCATATGTCCAGCGACGTAGCTGATCACATGCGCCTTTGATATCGCCCTGGTTTATTTTGCGAAGAAGCGTCGATGTTCTGAAATTGCCAGCACCCACGTTGTAAACGAATGAGTAAAGAGCGCCGCGCGTTGTTTCCGGTATATCGACTTCGATGTACGGGTTAATTTGTCTGGCGACAGTGGCAAGGTCTTTATTCAAGAGTGCTTTGCATTCTGCTTTGGTATACGTTTTACCGAGCATGATGTCTTTTCCTGTATGCCCGTGACATACAGTCCATACACCAACAATATCTTTGTATGGTATGTAGCTGACACCTTCCAGACCATCGTTACCACTTGGGCCAGTGATTAACACTGATGCTATAGCAATTGCTCCGCCACCAATAGCAGCAGCAACGGCTTTTCGTAATGATGGAGGCATTATTCACCTCTCGCAGCCTTGCGCTTATCTTCTTTAATCTTGAAATAAAGGTTTGTCAGGTACGTCAGCAGGCCAAAAACCAGACTACCCAGCACACCGATTGCAGCCCACTGTGACGGAGTTACTCTATCGAGCAACTGTAAAAACCAGTAGCCAGCACTGCCTGCGGAGGTGCCATAGGCGACACCCGTTGTTAACTTATCCATGGATTTCATAACCCCCACCTCGCAGATGCGGGCGCTGTGTAATGGAAACAAAAAATGGCCACCAGCGGCCCGTAAAAAACACCCCGTCAAAAGCACCGGCATCCGCAGATGCCCTTTGCGTGGCGTTATTTGATGCGCGCCAGATGTGGCGCAAAGAAATGAAATAAGACTTATCGAAAATTAAGGTTAATTTGATGATTTAAACCACTTCTGAAGCTTAGTAGTATGAACATGTCCCCAGAAGGAGGCCAATACTTATGATTCTTCATGGACTTTGTCCCGCGGCGTTAATCCGACGGCCGCGCTTTTTTTGCGCCATATTCATCGCTAACTTACATGGCATTGCCACACGGGCATTATCAGTGTCCGTGTTTCTTTTTTTAGGGTTCAGAATAAAAAAAACCGCCCGGTGGAGGCGGTAAAGGATGTATTTCCAGGTTTTGCTTAGTATATGATTAATCTCAATGTCATTTTTAGCGATGTTTACAACATCGGGATGGCACATCACCGGCCCTGCCAGGAAATACAAAATCTCCACCGATAATGCACCATTCTGCTGCCGTAAAAAAATCAGCACTGAGGCTACACCTGGCCTCAAATCATAGCCAGAGAACAGAATGCTTTTTCGAAACAACCTGCTCCCACGTAATAAAAATACGCCAGTGCTGCAATACAATAAGGCTTATTTCAAATGCTGGAGCGGGTAGCGGGAATCGAACCCGCATCATCAGCTTGGAAGGCTGAGGTAATAACCATTATACGATACCCGCATATGGTGCCGACTACCGGAATCGAACTGGTGACCTACTGATTACAAGTCAGTTGCTCTACCTACTGAGCTAAGTCGGCACAGAACCGCCACCGAGGTATCGAATCTCACACCTACCACTTAAATGATGGTCGGCTCTTCCCGATGAGCAGATGGCGGTGTTCCCTTAATGGGATAGCTGTATTCAGTAATCCGTTATTCGAATACACCATCGAAGGAACAAGCGCATTATATACATTCACGATTCGTGTTATTAGCTAATTGCGCACAACACAGCTTCATTTAACGAAATGCCCCCCCAGAAACAACAAAACCCGCTCAATGGCGGGTTCTGGTAAAGTTCATGCGCTTGGTTCGCCTCGCGATACAGCTTTGCGAAGCATACCGGAATTGAAGCAATTTATGCGTAAAAAATCAAGCTATTTTTTGAGCAAATGATTCTCGCATGGGAATATACAGGGCATATTCAGCAACGGCTAACCAATTAGCAATTCGCTTTTCGCATGTGCTAAAACACCACTCAGGATGTGCATCATTCAGCAATTCAGCCATTTTACGCTTAGTCATCCCCCTCCCTTCATATCGTTGCCGGAGGATACAAATCAATCCTGGGTGTTTTGCCAGCACCTCACTTATGACTCTATCAATACATAACGCCTCTGCATCAGTACAATGCGCCAGCCAGGTCTTTTGCTTGCCATTGATCATCTCTCGCAAAAACGCTTCCAGCTCAGGTTTCTCTATTCCCGCTTTTTTCATCCTGCGCAGGGCTTCATTGACGGCTGTTTTCGTCAATTTTTTGGATGCCAGCAACTGGTTAAACATATTTCCCGTCTTACCGCCGCCAATATACGACCAGCGCCCCCACATGCGCAGTTTTCCCTGAATCCAGACACTTTCCAGCGTGGTGAGACGAAGGTGTTCCCCGCTTTTGCCTGTATTTGTTGGGTAAATCATAAATAACCTTCCTTTCTCCAGATTTCTTGTGTGCGAAAAACACCTTCTGCATGCATCAGGCGTAATTCTTCTTTGGTGTAATCGCTGGTTTTTACCCGCCCGTCGATTAAATCGTGGCATGAGCTACAGGCAATCGCTGCCTGCATATCGTGTGGTTTTGTCGCTGTTCCGCACGTCCCCGCCAGCCTGTAATGCGCCAGCACAGAGGTTTCGGGATTGTGATTGCAGTAGCCAGGGATTCTGATCTGGCACATCTGGCCTTTAGCCGCTTTACGTAAATTCACCATTACGCAAACTCCAGTAGTTGTGCGGCCACATTTTCAACTTCCTCCTGAGAGGAGAATTTACGGAACAGAATCCAGTTCCACAGCACATTCAGAACAGATTTATAAACCTGCTGAAACTCGGTTTCGTCCATATTCGCAAACGCGATGGATTTCGCCCTGCGTCCACGGCTACCGTCCGGATAAATATGCTCGGTGTAAAATCCGGCCTGAATGGTTACCCACTCGCGGAAAGCCTCAAACGACTTTAGCAATGCCGTATCCCGAGTTCTGCGTGTCGCAACTGTATTTAGATATTGCTCTGCGGCATCACTCAGGGCTGGTGTGTGTTCCCGACCAACTGATTCGCACAAGTAATCCACGAAACCAGACAGCAGTTCTCGTTCGCGAGGTGTGATCGCCCCACCGACCGGAGTCCAGTAATCGAATCCCAGTTGCAGGAGTTTGAAAAAACGCTTGTGGAATGCGTAGTTACGCACACGCTTAAAGTCTGCGTGTATCCACTCACCTATTTTGATTTGATGCAGAAAATCGCAACTCTCCGGCGTCGCCGGGAGAAGTAAACCAGAAGAGGTTTGTTTGACCAGTTGTATATGCGCCATTTCTCAATCTCTCGATGGCGCAGCGCAGCAGATGCCAGTTGTTCAGGCTGACGAATAAAGTATAAATAAACTGGCTATGGTGTAAAGCCCCACATAGCATGAACAAACACTACATATCAAATAGCTGGTACAAGGATAGAAATACGACATTTATTATTAAAAACGATTAGATAAATTACATTTTAATGTTATGCAAAAGTTCTTTTTTATCATAACATTTCAATAAAAGCATTACAGATGCAATCATCCCGTCATCATCAATTATTTAAGGTGGTTAAACATGGAAAATAACAAGTTCGCACATCTCGCTCCTTTTTTATCCGTAATCCTTTTCGCTTGTTGTTTTATATGGGCATTATTTTTATAAAGTAGCCACATGATAAGTTGCTGGAATCATATTTCCCACTCAAGTCATTAACATTTGATAAGATATATCTAAAAGGACGCCTTTACATTATTTATGTGTATATAATTTATTTATATACACAGTAAAGGTATCCTGGGAAAATATTTATCGTTAAAAAATACATCATAAATAATTAAGCTGAAATTTCAGAACACAACTAATACACACAATAAGGTTCAGTAACAATAATCTATGTGGACTACATCGAGATTTTTTGATTAAACTTTAATAACTTATTCCTAACACGCAGAATGCATAAACTAAAAGTAAAACAAATAGTTATACGAAAAACAACCATATTTATTATATCTTCTCCTCTAATCAACATATCAATTATGTGTTTCATAACAGCTTGACATAACCCTCAAAAACACGCATTTATAATGCATGTTTTTGAGGAGGTGGTTATGACACACAAGAGAATTCCTAAAGATTGGGTAATCAAACGCTCAACTCCGTTCTTCACAAAAGAGAACGTACCTTCAGCGTTATTAACACATCATAATACAGCAGCAGGTGTTTTTGGGCAGTTGTGCGTAATGGAAGGCACTGTAACATATTATGGTTTTACTGATGAGAATGCTACTGAACCGGAGATAAAAGTAGTCATTAATGCTGGCGCTTTTGCAACAAGCCCACCACAATACTGGCACCGTGTTGAACTAAGCGATGATGCTCAGTTTAATATTAACTTTTGGGTCGCTCCAGACTTCTCGGGCGAAAAAGTCTATAGCACCAAAAAATAGATGATCATATTAAAAATGCTTTAACAGTCAGACCCGGCAGGGCTATCCCCGACGGGTCTCATTTTTGTAAATATATTGGTTCTACATTGACAGGAGACTTCAACCATAAGAAGTAATCTGAATACTTGAGCAATAAATTTACTTAAGATTAATGAGCGCACCTTGCCGGACAAAGATAAACCAAGGTAACACCTTTTTTCTAGCCAGTATGTAATCAATCAGAAAGCCGCTCCATAAGAACAACAGCAAGACAATAAATTGCCATTACAGCCGCAATAGCCAGCGCACATTTGAGAACCAGCACGACAACCCCCTGTATTAGACGCACACCAGTCCTGATAAATATGAGGCTGTCTCGTCAGTGATTCAATACAACTATTGGGTATAGTTTCTGTGATTTTATTCTGTAGAAATGGAACACAACAACCAGTCACCACCAGCACTTCTTTAAATACGCCAAGTCCGACGCAAGCTAACCTTCTAGTCCGCTTTGAGCGAAAAGCGGACAGGAACATTCTGGTTAATAGATATCAATGCTAACAAAAAAGCTCCCGATGGAGATTTTGAAACCGCTTCCACATAATGAAATAAAAGGATTTATTTCTGGTCATGCCCACACATTGACCACGTCGAAGTAAGTAGCTCCGCTTCGCGGAGTTACTTAAGATAATTTCTATGTAGTTCCATGCTATGATTTAATTTTCAAGTTACAAAATCTAAATCTACAAATGTCCATTTGGGTGTAAAATTACACAATCCTATCTATACTAATACGAAATTCTTCAAAAACTCTTCCAAAGACTCGCCTGGATTATCGTTTTCTGATGAAATCATGCCTATTCTCCACTGTTCCAATATTTCCTCTTGAATTGGGTTTGGTCGTGGTAAGAAAATATAAGACTTTGGCTGTGCTTCTTCTAACTTTTGCTCTTTCCAAAGCTTGGACAATTTATAAAATAGTAGTCTGATATTAATATCTGACAGACTATACCCAATAAAAAGAACTGATTTCCCGAGAACATCAGATCTAAACTTTATATCCAATGGAGTTTCAAACTCTAACCGTTGAAAGTAACTTGTTTCATCTAATACAATTGAACTATCGTCATCAAAGTCTCCATGAAACTTGATTATTTGCGTCTTATTATTATCTATTTTTGCAATATCAGAAACTGATGATATTTTTATATACTCTTTACCATAGTTTGATAAGGCAGTTTCAATCCATCGGTCGTAATTTGTAGTATATATAATAGGGAAATTAGCTTTAGCTATGTACTCGTGAACTTTAGACTTATTGATATCTATATCGCTAGAGTGCCACATTCTATCCATCCAGCTTCTAAGAGGCCCTATCTTGCCTTTTTTCAACTTGTAATACTCAGCTAACTCTAGTGCACTACCGAATGTACGATATATATCTGGGTCATAACCTAACTCAGTTGCAATGTGATCAACCAATTGACTCCATGATGGCAAACCTAAGTTCATTGACACACCAGCACCAACAAAAAGGATAACATTTCCTTTTTTATAATCAGCAAGTAATTGCTCCATTATTTTCCTCCCTCTAATAGATATTCTTTAAATTTATCGAAAGCTTTTTTCCTCATAGATATTTCATTTTTCCTGTCCCCCATCTCAGCAAAAGTCTCACTTTCGCCATCAGGAATAAATATACAATCCCATTGAAAATCTCGAGGGCCTTTTGGCACAGGAGATATCGTACCTTGAGTTTCACCTTCGAAAATATAGATTTTCATCGAATCACAATAGCCGATTATTGTTTTAGCAACTAAACGAGGGTTTTCACTTGTTCCTAATAATTGTGAAAATTTATCAGCTTGAAGCTTATCCCAAAATATTTGCGTTAAGCCACCCGGGAAACCATTGAGGCTTTCTATATATAGTCCAGTATGTTCGACAAAGACCGGTCTTCCAACTAATTTAAATGCTTTTAATAATTTATCTTTAATTAACGCATGGACATTTTCAGTTTGAATTTCATCTATAGAGTGTTCAGATGCTAATACAACTACTCCTGTACCTGATAGAATTTTATTTATTTCTTTAATTTTATGTCTATTTCTGGTTATGAATCGAATGTTCATTTCACACCTTTAAGAAAGCTATATCGCTTTTGAGTTTCATACATATTATCCATGACTATAAAATTCTTGGTCTCTTGCATAAATGCGACATAATCTTCGCTCAAGCTTGATCTGTGAATAGCTGGATTATCTGAGCAAATCACAAACGGAATATTATGGTTAATCATTTCGCCAACTGGATGAGGATCGACATCAGAGACTGCACCTGTCAAACGATTACTAATAGGACAAACCTCAATGCAAATGTCCAGTTCTCTAATCAAATCCATTATCTCCGGAGATCTTATAACAGCAGTACCATGTCCGATACGATCAGCTCCATAACTAATTATGGCATTCCTTATGTTATCAGCATTTCCAGTCTCACCCGCATGAATTGTTATGCCTAGTCCATATTTGTCTTTAGCACTTCTAAATAAACTTGCAGTCTCAGGTGGTGGTGTTATATCTTCATTACCAGCCAAGTCCAAACCAATCACCCCTGCTGGACATCCTAGACTTTTGTAAGCACCAAGAAGAGAACGAAGATGTTCGGGAGCATATTCACCACGCGTAATAGTTAGAATAAGCCCGGCTTGAATGTTGAATTTTTTAGAAAAAAAGTCAATATCATCTAAAACCCACTTCAATGCTTCGGAAACAGAAATGTTATTAAGGAGTGCTATGTATATAATGCTATTTCTTAATTCAACAAACTTAATATTCTCAGCAATTAGATTTAAAAATGCACTCTCAATCATAATAGATAAATCAAAGCGACTTGCAGGAATGAGCCTTAAAAACTGCCATGGCTTTAAATAATCCACTAGTGATCTTGCTGGGTGTGTTACATTCAAGTCAGTATCTATATTAAAGTGTTCAGGCATTTCAATAATATTTTTTTCTAGGACCCCCCAAATTACTTGAGTGCTTACCAATCCATTCAAATGAACATGTAATTCTCCTTTATCCATCATTCGAGCTTCGTAAAGATCCATTTTAATTACCTTATATATCCAAACTCTTAATTTTCTCTTTTTTACCATAGGATTAATCCAAAATAAAGACCTTGTTGACTAAACCCTCATGTACAAAATGCACACTTACTCAAAAGGATCTGGAGGCAATCTCGACCTCCATGATTTAGTTCCTAGGGATAAGCAGAAATCTAGCACTGGATTAAAATTTAAAAATAATAATCAATAGGTTATAATGGTTTTTATTCGCATCCATGGGATCTGCTGCTGCCCGCATGATGTTGGATGCGACGGCGCTGGCACGACCTCACCCGGTGAAACGATGAAACGCGAAAGGGTTGTTCTTCGGGAAGGTGCAGTTGGACTTTCAATCGATGACGTTGCAAAAGAGGCTGGCGTCAGTAAGGCAACGGTAATGTACGATCATAAGTCAAAGCAAGATTTGCTCAGCGATCTCATCAGTCGCCTTATGCCAGTAGAGGAGGAACGTGTTCAGCAAGCGATAGCGGAAAGTAATAATACCCCACATCCCGCACTCTATGGGCGAATTATTTCAGCCAGTAATGCTCTCAGTCATACTGAGAGAGCAGTAGTGCTGGCGGTCAGCGAATCGTTAACTAACGATACGAATATCAGGGACACCATGCGTTCCTGCACAAACAAAGATTTGGATGAGATAAAAAGAGGACCAAAACCAGACGTTGCCGTCCTGGTATATTTGGCGTTATCTGGTATCTACTGCCAAGAATTTTTTGATTTTTACAAATGATCTCCTGGCGAGCGAGATAAAATTATCGAAGGCATTCGCTGTTTGTATGAATCATACCCTTACAAGTCTGAATAAATAATGTCTCCGGGAATGACATTTCATGTGCGACTAATTCGCGATATTCCTATACGTAAAGGTCCGCTTTTGGCACAAAGTGGACAACCACGCTAGCTCTACCCTGTGCCACAAAATGTCAATTTGCATCTGAACTAATGCACTTTAATCTCGTCACTTCAATAAATACCGAACATCCCCCTGATAAAACGACAATATGCGCTGCATAACTTCGCTCTTCCGGCACTCGCGACAGATTATGTTTAGGCGACTGTCGTAGCGACGTATTTCTCCGTCAGGTAACGACCAGATAAGGTCCGGATCAACCACAACCGGTTTCTTCAGCTTTGCCCTCGATAATTTTTTGCGGGCATTTTGCCAGTCTTTACGAGCCTGTTCAGACGGGAATAACCCGTAGCCAGAATTGTATACATCGCCACTGGCAACCAGCTCTCTGGCCAGAACGCTCATCAGATATCTTGTTGCCCCAGTTTTAGCTTCCAGTTGTCGTAACGTCTCGCGCCCACTCTGGCGTACGAGTTCAAGAACCTGCCCTTTAATTTTTTCCCGCTCTTCTGGTGTAAATACTTTTGCCATAGGTGCCTCCGGCAATCACTTTTCCGATGCAACATGGCGGGAAGAATCAGTAATCTGTCGTACAATATCCCTGTGCTTGTTCAACTCACGCAGCGCGGCGCAGACTCGCTCCCACTTCTGGACATGACTTTTCGCCCGGCGCAGTTCGCGGTTTGCCATATGCAGCGATGGTAAAATCAGGTCATTGGCTCGCGTTTCAGTGAACGATGGTAGTGACTGCACAATGTCCCCCATAGTATCTGTTTTAATTTCTTCCTGTGTTGCCGCTTCCTGTGCTGGTAACGCAACACCGGCTGGCTGAGGAAAGGCTTTACCATCAGTTTCCGCTACCGATGCAGCTTTCGGCTCTGCTGGTAAATTATCGCCCGGCATGCAGTAACGAAATTTACCGTTCTGATTAACGCGAATCAGACGACCTTTACTGATTGCCATTGCCAGCGTTGAAGCCACTTTGCGTGATGTGATGCCGAAAAACGTAGCCAGTTCATCCGCCGTTTGTGGGCCACGTTGTTCAATCGTCGCAGTTAAATCGCACTCCGAAATTTTTGCGACTGTTGCCGTGGTGGTTTCTTCCGGCAGTTCTGCCTGCTCTGGCTGTTCCTGCTGAACGTTGTTATCAGCCACACGCCAGATGTATACGCTTTTATCAACGAAACCAGCCTTTTTCAGTTCCCACAGCTCGTTCAGTACCTCTTCACGACTGATATCAAGTCGCGCAGCCAGTTCTACCGACGTGGCTTTTCCCATTGCTTTCAGTGCGTCAAAAACAGTCTCCATTAAAATTTCCTCCCGGTAAAAATCACTTCGCAATTCCTGGCAGGACGACATTCGGACGCCAGCTCTCCCAGTTAAAATTCACCCAGCGTCCGCCGTTCATGGTCATGCGATCCATAATCCGCTCGCCGAGCAATGTTTTCATCGCCTCATAGTTCAGGTTTGTCAGCATCCCCACGCTGCGCATCGACGCTGTCCGGCGATCAACAATCTGGTGCAGCACCACCTGCTCGTTTTTTGTCTCGCGCTGAATGCCAATTTCATCAAGAACCAGCAGATCCACTTGGCACAGTTCCCGCAAAAATTTTTCGCCTGATTGCCCGTCGTCATAGCTGGCGTGTAGAGCACTCATGACATCAGCCACGGTAACCACAATCACTGTCTGGCCATCTTTCAGCAGGCGATTCCCGATAGCCGCCGCCAGATGGTTTTTTCCGGTACCAGGTTTTCCGCTGAACGCAAAATTTGTACACCCGGTCATCAGTTCATCAGCGATAGATTTCGCCTGGTTCAACGCGTATCGCTGACCGTCGTTCTGCACCTGGTAATTCGCAAACGAGCATTTGCGGTGCAATGGCTGGATGCCAGAGCGATTCAGAATTTTTTCCACCCGCAACTGACGATTCTGACGGTTGATCTCCTCACAACGTTTCTGGCCTTCGGAAAGTTGCCACTCGCGCCACTCCGCTACCGTTTTGAATGGGGCGGTTACATGTGGCGGGGCCAGTCTGCGGATACGTTCAAGAATGCCGCCTGCCGCAATATTTTTCATGGTCAGTTACCCCCTGAAGCCTGGCGGGATCGCACTATCCGGTAACGAGACGGTGTTAACCTGTCGGAGTAACGTCTCAGGTCGAACACCTTTTGGCGCGAACAAGCCCTGGTATTCATTGGCGATGCTGTGTCGAATCACCTGCTCAGGTGAAAAACCCTGCTGGCGGAATTTTTCCAGCTCCCGTATCGCCCCGTTAGCGCCCTGCTCCGTTCGAATCGGTTTTCGCAATGCCTGCCTGAACTGAACCCACTCATGCCAGAGTGTTTCCGGCAACCAGTCAGGCAGCTCGATAGCCTCCGGTTCGAATTTTTTAGACGCTCGTTTTTGGCGAGGGGGATTTAGGGGGAGATAAGTATTTATATCTTCCTCTTTCTCTTCCTCTGGTAACGCTTTTTGATCCGTTTTTGTAACGCTGGCAGCGTTACCTTTTCGTTTCAGTTCTCGTATTTTTGTTACTCTCTCGTTTGTAACCGCCCGTTTTTTAGAGCTTTTCCCGTTATGGCGCTCAAAGTTAGGAAGCGACAACACACCATTAGTTTCGACCAGCCATCCAACCTGAATTAACGCATCAGCAAACCCAGCCATAAAAGTGATGCGATCTATTGCACTTTTTGTAACGCCGCGAGCGTTACACTCTGCGTTACCGTCTATCATTTGTTGATCCGCCCATGCCCAGAAGCGAATGACTTTCCCTAATGCGGCATCTGGATCAATATTCAGAATCTCAGCAAGCCTGAATATTTCCGGCTTATCCGGCGTAATAACTTCGAGCTTTATCCAGTTTGAAGCCATTTGTTTTCACCTTGTAACGCTCGCAGCGTTACATTTAACTGATACCGAACAAAACAGTTCGGTACGATTAATTTCAATCAATGCACTACGACAGAATCGCTAGGAGAACCGCCGCCGCTGAAATGTGCTTTACGGTAAACGGCCTGGACTGCATCATCATGCGCATCAATTGCCGTACTCAGTGCATCCTGTGCCGCCAGTAATGCACGGCGTTCCAGGGTATCGAAGATGCAGAGTCGGTGACGCAGCTCGCGAGGAAGAATTGCCAGAACCGCAGGGATCAGTTTCTGAATTTTTTCCCTTTGCGCATTCGTTTCACCTTTCAACCAACGATGATAGATATTCTGCTGATTGTTCCAGTCCTTGCCTGGTACCAGGGGCAATTCGCCGCCCCCCTGGCGCAGATATTCTTCAGTAATTGCGTTAGCGACCCACGCCTGCCCTTTTTCGGCTGCCAGGGCTAACAACACTGATTCGATGTGCTCATGCTTGATTTTCATGAATCAACTCCCATCAGCTTTTTCGTAGTAGTTTTATTTCTGCCAATAGTTAAAATTGCATCGGCAGAAAATAATCCGTTTGATGCATGAGCGATTTTTTCAGCGTAATTTGTTTCGCCGGTATATTCTGTGCGAGGCAATTTTCCGTTATCCATCCATTTGTAGATTGCTCTTTGGCTGACACCACAAACGTCGGCCACAACAGAAACGCGAACAGTTTTGATTACATCTTCAAGTGTTTTCTGGTTCATATCATCCTCACAATGTGAACTTTGAGTACATGCTATAACAGAACTGACAGTACATTCAAGAGCGAATATCATTGAACTTATGGTTCATGAAGATAAAGCGCGTAAAGAGTTCGCCAGTAGGCTTGCGCTAGCCTGTGAAAACGCTGGTTATGAACAACATGGAAGGCAGGCAGAAATTGCCCGTCGAATGAAATTAACACCAAAAGCGGTTAGCAAATGGTTTAATGGTGAAACAATTCCTCGCCGAGAGAAATTAAGGGAATTAGCAACACTCATTGGAACAACACCAACCTATCTTTTGGGAGAGGATACAGAAGAAAGTGGACAGATACGTTTCTATCAGGAGTTAAATCCAAGACAAAAAATCATCATTGACCTTCTGGACGAGCTCCCTGACAGTGAGACAGATGAACTTTTAAAAACTCTTGAGGAGAAAAAACAGAAGTACAATGCAATTTACGAAGAGTTAGCACGAAAGAAAAAACAAAAAGCCTCTTAAACCAGCATAAATCCGGTAGCGTCCCCCTCCGGGTTTGTGCTTCACTTTATCCCGTCTCATTTTTTTATACATAAAATGTACTTAAAGTACTTTACAATGATGAACACAAAGTACATTATATACCTACCAACCCACCCCGCCCCACAGAACGCCGGGCAATACTTCGAGTTACCAGGCAGTGGTCAGGGGTTAAGTAGCCAGCCCGAGGCGTATGAACATGACGGCGGGATTCAAATTTTGCAGTGCAGCAGTTAGTTCCGCCACCCGGCGTTAAGGGGAGAGATAAGATGGTGCATTACGAAGTAGTTCAGTATTTGATGGATTGTTGCGGTATCACTTACAACCAGGCTGTGCAGGCTTTACGCAGCAACGACTAGGATCTCTGGCAGGCAGAAGTCGCTATACGTAGCAACAAGATGTGAGATTCGCAAAATGCAAAAAATCGACCTCGGCAACAACGAATCCCTGGTGTGCGGCGTGTTCTCCAACCAGGATGGAACGTTCACTGCCATGACGTATACCAAAAGCAAAACATTTAAAACCGAAACTGGTGCGCGCCGATGGTTGGAGAAGCACACAGTAAGCTAACGATTAAAACGTCTACTCCTGCTGTTCCAGAATAACTTCATAAAATGGGAGTATTTTTCGGTGACGAGATAATAAGAACAGTTTGCGCTATCCCTCTGATGTTGAATGATGCCCTTCCGTTCTAATTTTTTCATAACCGGGTTACGGCAAGGAGAAGTGATAATAAGATTTCCTGTTTTAAGGAAATCTTTAAATACAGCGATTTCTTTCTCAGATAAACGAAGCAATACTCGTTGCTCTGGTAGTAATGAATAATGCTTTTGAATATGTGCTCGCAATCTTGAGAAGGAAATGGCGACCACGAAAGAAAAGGCAAAAACGATAATCTGAAAGAGCCAAGGTATTTCAGTATAAGCATTGAATGCGACAGTAAACTCTTTCGGTATCAGCCAGAGAGTGAGACCAAAAATGATAATCGTATACATAAGTCTTTCGAGTGGCTCGTTAGCAAAAAGTTTCAACAATGGAGTAAATACATCCAACATATCAATAACTCTCAACTGTAAGGGTATTGAAATGTTAACACAAGCTCTCGCTGTAGGGGTATAGCCGAGACCACCGAAGCCCGGAGGTGGTGAAATAAAACCGGGCACAACACGAAGGCGCATTTCCGATATCCATAAAGAGTCGGTCTTGTCTGTTAAATTTAAATGGTGGGAGTGCGCCTCCGGTTGTAAATAACGACATTGCTGTGTGTAGTCCTGGCGGCATCAGTTTTTTTCTTGAAGTTCGGCTGATGTCCGCCCTTTTTAAAGTGAATTTTGTGATGCGGTGAATGCGGCTAAGCGCACGTGGCACAGTTAAAAGTCATGTTAGTCCTTATTGGTTTGGGTGGGAAAGCCGACTGTAATTGTTAACTGGTTGCAGTCACCTGGAGGCACCAGGCACCGCATCAACAAAGTTCATTTGTAAAAATGGAGATAATTATGATTGCACATCACTTCGGAACTGATGAAATACCACGTCAGTGTGTGACTCCTGGCGATTATGTTCTTCATGAAGGCCGGACATATATTGCCTCGGCAAACAATATTAAAAAGCGAAAACTATATATTCGTAACCTGACCACAAAAACATGCATTACTGACCGCATGATTAAAGTCTTCCTCGGTCGTGATGGTTTACCTGTAAAGGCGGAGTCATGGTGATGACTAAGAAAATAAAATGTGCTTACCACCTTTGCAAAAAAGACGTTGAAGAAAGCAAAGCTATTGAAAGAATGCTTCACTTCATGCACGGGATTTTATCAAAAGACGAACCGAGAAAATATTGCAGTGAAGCTTGTGCCGAAAAAGACCAGATGGCACATGAACTTTAATTAATTGACTATTCGAAACTGAATTTATGCCAGAAATGGCAGGTATTCGCTCAACCTTAATTAAGGAGAAAAACATGATTACCAATTATGAAGCCACTGTTGTAACTACCGATGACATTGTTCACGAGGTGAATCTGGAAGGAAAGCGCATTGGCTACGTAATTAAAACAGAAAATAAAGAAACCCCATTCACTGTGGTTGATATCGATGGTCCATCAGGCAACGTAAAAACACTTGATGAAGGTGTCAAAAAAATGTGCCTGGTGCATATCGGAAAGAATCTGCCCGCAGAAAAAAAAGCCGAATTTCTGGCAACTCTAATTGCAATGAAATTAAAAGGTGAAATCTGAAAGAAATAGCCTGCGTATGGCGCAGGCTATGAACAGTGTGTATCCGGCAAGATCATTCACTGAACAAAACGAATTTTAATCTGAGTTGAGGTTAAAAAACAATGAGCACAAAACCACTCTTCCTGTTACGGAAAGCGAAAAAATCATCCGGTGAACCTGACGTCGTCCTGTGGGCAAGCAACGATTTTGAATCGACCTGTGCCACTCTGGACTACCTGATCGTTAAGTCAGGTAAAAAACTGAGCAGCTATTTTAAAGCTGTTGCCACGAATTTTCCTGTCGTTAATGACCTGCCCGCTGAAGGTGAGATCGATTTTACCTGGAGTGAACGCTATCAACTCAGCAAAGACTCCATGACATGGGAACTAAAACCGGGAGCAGCACCAGACAACGCTCACTATCAAGGCAATACCAACGTCAACGGCGAAGACATGACTGAGATTGAGGAGAATATGCTACTCCCAATTTCTGGCCAGGAACTGCCCATTCGTTGGCTTGCTCAACACGGCAGCGAAAAACCGGTAACGCACGTTTCACGCGACGGACTCCAGGCATTACACATTGCTCGGGCTGAAGAACTACCGGCTGTTACTGCCCTGGCTGTTTCCCACAAAACCAGCCTGCTCGACCCGCTGGAAATTCGCGAACTCCACAAACTGGTTCGTGACACTGACAAAGTTTTCCCTAATCCTGGTAATTCAAACCTGGGACTGATAACTGCTTTTTTCGAAGCATACCTGAACGCTGACTACACCGATCGAGGACTGCTGACAAAAGAGTGGATGAAGGGTAATCGTGTTTCACACATCACTCGCACGGCTTCCGGTGCTAATGCTGGCGGCGGAAACCTCACCGATCGCGGCGAAGGTTTCGTACACGATCTGACGTCACTGGCGTGCGACGTAGCCACTGGCGTACTGGCCCGTTCAATGGATCTGGACATCTATAACCTTCATCCGGCACACGCTAAACGCATTGAGGAAATTATCGCTGAAAATAAACCGCCCTTTTCTGTTTTCCGCGACAAATTCATCACCATGCCTGGCGGGCTGGATTATTCCCGCGCCATCGTGGTTGCGTCCGTAAAAGAAGCACCAATTGGGATCGAGGTCATCCCCGCGCACGTCACTGAATATCTGAACAAAGTACTGACTGAAACCGATCATGCCAACCCTGATCCGGAAATCGTGGATATTGCCTGCGGTCGCTCCTCTGCCCCGATGCCGCAGCGAGTAACAGAAGAAGGAAAACAGGATGATGAAGAAAAACCGCAACCATCTGGAACAACGGCAGTTGAACAGGGAGAGGCTGAAACAATGGAACCGGACGCAACTGAACATCATCAGGACACGCAGCCGCTGGATGCTCAGTCACAGGTAAATTCTGTTGATGCGAAATATCAGGAACTGCGGGCAGAACTCCATGAAGCCCGAAAAAACATTCCATCAAAAGATCCTGTCGATGCCGATAAATTGCTTGCTGCATCACGTGGTGAATTTGTTGACGGAATTAGCGACCCGAACGATCCGAAATGGGTAAAGGGGATCCAGACTCGCGATTCTGTGTACCAGAACCAGCCAGAAACGGAAATAATCAGCCCGGATGCGAAACAACCTGAGCCAGTAGTGCAACAGGAACAGGAAATAGTCTGCAATGCCTGCGGTCAGACTGGCGGGGATAACTGCCCTGACTGTGGTGCGGTGATGGGCGACGCAACATACCAGGAAACATTCGGTGAAGAGAATCAGGTTGAAGCTAAGGAAAAAGATCCGGAGGAAATGGAAGGCGCTGAACATCCGCACAATGAGAATGCTGGCAGCGATCCGCATCGCGATTGCAGTGATGAAACTGGCGAAGTCGCAGATCCCGTAATCGTAGAAGACATAGAGCCCGGTATTTATTACGGAATTTCGAATGAGAATTACCACGCGGGTCCCGGTGTCAGTAAGTCTCAGCTCGATGACATTGCTGATACTCCGGCACTGTATTTGTGGCGTAAAAATGCCCCCGTGGACACTACAAAGACAAAAACGCTCGATTTAGGAACCGCTTTCCACTGCCGGGTACTTGAACCGGAAGAATTTAGTAACCGCTTTATCGTAGCACCTGAATTTAACCGCCGTACAAACGCCGGAAAAGAAGAAGAGAAAGCGTTTCTGATGGAATGCGCAAGCACAGGAAAAACGGTTATCACTGCGGAAGAAGGCCGGAAAATTGAACTCATGTATCAAAGCGTTATGGCTTTGCCGCTGGGGCAATGGCTTGTTGAAAGCGCCGGACACGCTGAATCATCAATTTACTGGGAAGATCCGGAAACAGGAATTTTGTGTCGGTGCCGTCCGGACAAAATTATTCCTGAATTTCACTGGATCATGGACGTGAAAACCACAGCGGATATTCAACGATTCAAAACGTCTTATTACGACTACCGCTATCACGTTCAGGATGCATTCTACAGTGACGGTTATGAAGCACAGTTTGGTGTGCAGCCAACTTTCGTTTTTCTGGTTGCCAGCACAACTGTTGAATGCGGACGTTATCCGGTTGAGATTTTCATGATGGGCGAAGAAGCAAAACTGGCAGGCCAGCAGGAATATCACCGCAATCTGCGGACCCTGGCTGACTGCCTAAATACCGATGAATGGCCAGCTATTAAGACGTTATCACTGCCCCGCTGGGCTAAGGAGTATGCAAATGACTAAGCAACCACCTATCGCAAAAGCCGATCTGCAAAAAACTCAGGGAAACCGTGCACCAGCAGCAGTTAACGATAAGGATGTGCTGTGCGTGATTAACAGCCCGGCAATGAAAGCGCAACTGGCAGCAGCTCTGCCACGTCACATGACAGCGGAACGCATGATCCGCATTGCTACAACAGAAATCCGTAAAGTACCGGAACTAAGAAACTGTGACTCGACGAGTTTTATCGGTGCCATCGTACAGTGTTCACAGCTCGGACTTGAGCCAGGTAGCGCCCTCGGTCATGCATATCTGCTACCGTTCGGCAACGGAAAAGCAAAAAACGGTAAGAAGAACGTACAGCTGATCATCGGTTATCGCGGCATGATCGACCTTGCCCGTCGATCAGGTCAAATCATCAGTCTGTCAGCTCGTGTTGTCCGTGAATGTGATGAATTCAGCTATGAACTTGGCCTTGATGAAAAACTGGTTCATCGTCCCGGTGAAAACGAAGATGCCCCTATAACCCATGTCTATGCTGTTGCAAAACTGAAAGACGGAGGAGTGCAGTTTGAAGTCATGACCCGCAAACAAGTAGAAAAAGTTCGCGACACACACAGCAAGGCGGCAAAAAACGCAGCGTCAAAAGGGGCGTCGTCCATCTGGGATGAACACTTTGAAGACATGGCCAAAAAGACAGTGATACGAAAACTGTTCAAGTATCTGCCGGTATCTATTGAAATCCAGCGTGCAGTATCGATGGATGGAAAAGAGGTGGAAACAATTAATCCAGACGACATATCGGTTATAGCCGGGGAATACAGTGTAATCGATAATCCAGAAGAATAATCCAGCCTGGCGGTGTAATGCACCGCCAACGTGAGATAGTTTTTATGACAAAAACTTTGAGATATGACGATGTTAAACCATGTCCGTTTTGTGGTTGTCCATCAGTAACGGTGAAAGACATTTCAGGATATTACCGGGCAAAATGCAACGGATGCGAATCCCGAACTGGCTATGGTGGAAGTGAAAAAGAAGCGCTCGAAAGATGGAATAAACGAACCACTGAAAATATTAATGGAGGCGTTCATGTATAAAATTACCGCTACAATTGAAAAGGAAGGTGGCACTCCTACTAACTGGACAAGATATTCAAAATCTAAACTAACGAAATCAGAATGCGAAAAAATGCTCTCAGGTAAAAAAGAAGCAGGCGTTTCCAGAGAGCAGAAAGTAAAACTGATAAATTTTAATTGCGAGAAACTTCAGTCCTCGTGAATTGCATTGTATTCAAATTAAAACTTCATAGCTGATTATTAATAATCAACATCAGGCGTCAATTTCAGTCTAACATTGGCGCCTGCCAGAGGTGATGCGATGGCACAAGTAATCTTTAATGAAGAGTGGATGGTTGAATACGGCCTGATGCTTCGCACTGGTCTGGGGGCCAGACAAATTGAAGCATACCGCCAGAACTGTTGGGTGGAGGGCTTCCACTTCAAACGAGTATCTCCTTTAGGTAAGCCAGACAGCAAACGAGGGATTATCTGGTACAACTATCCAAAGATAAATCAGTTTATCAAAGACTCATGATATGTCTAAATTACCAACAGGTGTCGAGATTAGAGGTAGAAACATTCGCATCTGGTTCATGTTTCGAGGAAAACGATGTCGGGAAACATTAAAAGGCTGGGAGATTACAAACAGTAATATTAAAAAAGCCGGAAATTTAAGAGCGCTGATAGTTCATGAAATAAACTCCGGTGAATTTGAGTATTTAAGACGTTTTCCCCAGTCCAGCACTGGGGCAAAAATGGTGACAACGAGAGTCATAAAAACGTTCGGGGAGCTTTGTGATATCTGGACAAAAATTAAAGAGACAGAGTTAACAACAAACACAATGAAGAAAACGAAATCACAATTAAAAACACTCAGAATAATAATTTGTGAAAGTACCCCGATATCATATATTCGTTATAGCGATATCTTAAACTACCGGAATGAACTGCTGCATGGAGAAACGCTTTACCTGGATAATCCAAGATCCAACAAAAAAGGAAGAACCGTGCGCACAGTTGATAACTATATCGCCCTGCTCTGTTCGCTGTTACGTTTTGCGTATCAGTCGGGATTTATATCAACCAAACCATTTGAAGGAGTAAAAAAATTACAGCGAAACAGAATAAAGCCTGACCCGTTATCTAAAACAGAATTCAATGCATTAATGGAAAGTGAAAAAGGACAGAGCCAAAACTTGTGGAAATTTGCCGTTTACTCCGGGCTTCGTCACGGGGAACTGGCAGCTCTGGCGTGGGAGGATGTGGATTTCGAGAAGGGAATTGTGAATGTCAGAAGAAACCTGACGATACTTGATATGTTCGGTCCCCCAAAAACAAATGCCGGGATCCGGACGGTAACATTACTACAGCCAGCTCTTGAAGCACTGAAGGAGCAATACAAACTGACCGGGCATCATCGCAAAAGCGAAATCACTTTTTATCATCGGGAGTACGGCAGAACCGAAAAGCAAAAACTGCATTTTGTTTTCATGCCCAGGATGTGTAACGGAAAACAGAAACCTTATTACTCGGTAAGCAGTTTGGGTGCGAGATGGAATGCAGCAGTAAAACGTGCTGGTATTCGCCGCCGTAATCCGTACCATACGCGACATACTTTTGCCTGCTGGCTGTTGACGGCAGGAGCGAACCCGGCATTTATAGCCAGCCAGATGGGGCATGAAACTGCGCAGATGGTGTATGAAATTTACGGTATGTGGATTGATGACATGAACGACGAACAGGTAGCTATGTTGAATGCGCGGTTATCGTAG